AAGTACCAGTCCCTTGAAATGGCAAGGCTTTGCTCGGTGCCTGCTTACCTCGTGAGCGCACCAACTGAGGGCGCAAGCATGACTTACCAAAACGCACAGCAGGCGCGTCAAGATCTCTACTTGTTCGGCGCTCGTATCTACATGGACGCTATTGAGCAGACCCTTTCAAGCGCCCAAGTTTTGCCTCGTAACCGCTATGTCGAGTTTGACATTGAGGACTACGAAGGGTCAGAGCAAAGTTCTCCTAGCGGAATGCCAAATAACGAAACGGATGATGAATTGTGAAGATTGAGTTTGTAGCTGTGCCAGTCACCTTGGACGCTGCCGCTGGCGAGGACAGCCCCCGTACCATCACGGGCGTGGCCGTTCCTTGGGACACTCCAGCGACAGTGTCCTCGGGTGAATCGGTCATGTTTCGCCGTGGCGCTTTTGACGTAAACGCAAAGGCACCAAAACTTCTTGAGGGTCACGACATGACGCAGTTGCGTGGTGTTGTCACCGAACTCGTTGAAGCCGAAGAGGGTCTTTTGTTTACAGCAAAGTTTGCAAAGACTCGCGCCTCTGATGAGGCCATCGAATTGGTTAAGGCTGGCGCTTACGACTCCGTGTCCGTTGGTGCCATTCCAATCAAGTTTAAGTACGACAAGAACGGGACAATGGTTGTCTCAAAGGCTTCTCTCGCAGAGATCTCACTTGTCGCCATGCCAGCGTTCTCGGATGCTGTCATCACAGAAATCGCTGCTTCCCAGCCTGACGAAGAGTCAGAAGAAGAAGTTGTCGAACCCCAACCCCTAGACATTCCTGAGGAGGAAACCATGTCTGCAGTAACCCCAACGGTTGAGGCTTCGGCTGAAACTGTTCCAACAGCACCAATCTTTGCGGCAGCACGTCGCGAAGTTCCACTTCCAACAGCAGTCGAATACATCGCTGCTGCCATTTCAGGTGGCGATCAGTGGCGCGCAATGTCAGAAGCACTCCGTGCAGCTGCACCTGACATCGTCACAACCGACACACCGGGCATCCTGCCAACCCCAATCCTTCAGCCTGTTTACAACAACTTCATCGGTCGCCGTCCAGTTGTTGACGCAGTTGGCGTACGCGCGATGCCTGCAGGTGGCAAGGTCTTCATCCGTCCAGAGGTCACCACGCACACAAGCATCGGTGCTTCCATTGGCGAGCAGGCTCCAACCGCTGGCACCTTAGTTGTGTTTAACAACCAATGCACCAAGCAAATTTTCGGTGGCTACGTGAATATCAGTGAAGCCGATATCGATTGGAGTGACCCTTCAATCCTTCAGGTCGTTCTTGACGACATGGGTCGCATCTACGCAAACGCAACAGACAACTACGCCGCTGACCAGTTGGTCGCAGGCGCAACCGTCACACAAGCATTTGCTCTTGCAGACGTGGCTAAGCCTGAAGTTTGGTCAGCAGAAATTGCTGAAGCAGCATCAACAATCTTGAGCTCTTCAAACGGCAACTTGCCTACTCACCTGTTCGTTTCACCAGACCGCTGGCGCAACCTCATCGCGCTTGCCGACACCGCTAACCGTCCGTTGTTCCCACAGGTGGGCCCAATGAACGCATACGGCGATCTTGGTGTGAACTCGTACGGCGGTAACGCTTTTGGCTTGTCCGTTGTTGTTGACCGCAACTTCGCCAGTGGCACCGCCATCGTTGGCGATGCTTCGGGTTACGAACTGTTTGAACAGCAAAAGGGCACCATGTCCATCGAGTCACCATCCACGCTTTCGCGCACAATCGCACTCCGCGGTTACTTCGCAGCGTTGATGATTGACGAGACAAAGTTCGTCAAGTTCACCTTCGCCTGATCACTAGGTAGTAGGAAAGGGTCTGTATGTCTGTTTACACAATCACTCATGGTTTTCACTTTGATGATGTTTCAGCCGTACAGACCCTGACCCCTTCCGAGGTTCAGCCCGGTGACAGCGTTGTCATTGCAGGCGCTGGCGCAAAGTTCAACGGGACATTCACCGTTATCAGCGTTGAAGAGTGGGAGTACATCGGGAAAGACCAACAGGGTTATCTCGAGTTCAACTATGACGTGCCAAAACTCAATCAGGTTTTGTATGCGGTCACTGGACAGGCTGACGATGAAGAGTATGCAGCTCTTGCTGGCACCCTGACGTTTACCGAGACAATCACTTGGACTACTTCAGCACTTGTGTTGTCGTGGCTTGGTATTGACGTGGCAACCGCTAACGACACCGCCTTCGTGGCTAAGTGTGTGAGCGCTGCTAACGCTTGGTGTTTCCGTAAACGCCGTGAGGCTGGCTACACCGATCTGCAGGGCACCGTCCCTTCAGCAGACGTTGAGTTAGGCACCACAATGTATGCAGCAACGCTTTACCGTGAACGCGGAACTAGCGGTGACGCATACGGCGCTTTTGACGGTATGGGCAACCTTGCTCAACCTGTCACCCTTCACCGCATTATGCAGCTGCTTGGCTGTGGCAGGGCGCAAGTCGCGTGAGTTCTTCAGGCATCTTGTACGAGGCTGTAAACGCATGTAAAACAGCGTTGACCGCTCTCGGGCTTGTGCCTATTACAGATCCTCGTAACGCTCGCCCACTGTCGGTCTTTATTGAACTTCCAAGCGTCACAGCGTTTACATACAACGTTGGCGATATCAGTCTTCGACTTCGTGTGTTGGCACCGCCTCCGGGCAACCAAGACGCAGGTGATTACCTGATGCAAATTGCAGATCAAATTATGAACTCACCAATCGCGGTCACGGATCTTCGTCCGGGCCTCGTATCCGTTGGAGGGCAAGACTTGCCTTCTTACGACTTAACCGTTGCCGTAGCCGTACGGCGCAACTAACCAAAAGGAGCCCTCATGGCTACAACAACATTCCTCAGCAATGCCACGATTAACATCACGCAGGGCGCAACCACCACTGACCTTTCAGACCAAGCAAACGCTGTCAGCGTCATGGTCGGCGTTGACTCGCTTGAGTCCACCGCTTTTGGCGACACTGGACACCGCTTCACAGCTGGTCTTCAGAATGTCGAAGTGACAATGACCTTGTTCTTGTCTTATGGCGCATCTGAAGTTGAGGCGATTCTTAACTCTTGCGTGGGCACCGGCACAACAGTGTTGACAATCTCCCCATCAGGAACCACAGAGTCCGCCTCTAACCCTGAGTACATCATCACGAACTGCATGCTCAGCGACTTCACCCCAATCAACTCAACCGTGGGCGAACTTGCCACCGTTGAGGTCACCTTCACAGGTGGCACATGGGTTCGTGACGTAACCGCACCGTAAACCCGTAAACCTTCAGGAGAAACAACATGAAGATCACACTCGCAGTCGAACAGACTGACGGCCTCACATATCAGGTCACCACCAATCTGTTCTCCATCGTGGCACTAGAGAGAAAGTTCAAGATTCGCGCTTCAGAACTTTCCTCTGGTGTCGCAATGGAACACCTTGCCTTTCTCGCCTTTGAAGGCGCAAAGCAAAGCGGCATCACCGTCCCAGCAGTCTTTGATGATTACATCAAGCGCCTTGTGTCGGTTGACGTTGTAGGTGAGGACGCTGCAAACCCTACGGACGAGGCAGTTACCTCCGAACCATCTGCGAGTTAGCAGTTGAGACGGGTTTCTGGCCTCACCAAATCCCATTCGATACACAAGAGCTGCACACCATGTTGGATGTGCTGAAGCAGAGAGCAAAGGAGAGCAAGCGTGCCCGTTAGCAATGACATCAGCGTTTTAGGCATTGACGAAGCAATCCGATCTCTTAACAAGATTGAGCCGGGGCTTCGTAAGGAGTTCAACAATGAAGCTCGTGCTATTGCTGCCCCAGCAACTGACGCTGTGCGCTCTGCGTATCGTTTTGTTCCCTTGTCCGGTATGAACCGTCAGTGGGCTGGCCCTGCTGTAAACGGACGCAAGGTGTTTCCGTGGAATCTCGACAAGGCTCGCAAAGGCGTGGACGTGGTGTTTAACACTGACCGCCGTTCTCTTGGGACGATCAACATTGTCCAGCGTGACACTGGCACAGCCATCTTTGAGACTGCTGGACGCAAGAACTCAAACCCGTTGGGTGATGCGCTCGGGCCTGTTCAGCCGGGGCGCACTCGTGTTATTGGCCCTGTTGTTTACAGCAAGGTCAACGAGATCACAGCTGTGATGGAGAAGTTTGCTATCAGTATTGTCCAGCGCGTAAACCGAGAG